ATCATAGTCATTAAAAATTAATTTATCACTCTCTATAACTGCCTTAAGATTCAAACAACCAATTTTTTTAACAGTCTTAGACATTTTAACTCCCAGTTGAGTTTTCTTTCCGGAAAATCCTTGACCAACAATTTGCCCAGCTCTCCCCCTCATTGTAGACATAAGAATATTTGAGTATTCTAAATCATAGTGAAGAATATTGCTAACTTGTTCTCCAATATCATTAACCTCACATAAAATATATGCATTATTATATTGTCTGGCAACTTCATGTATAATTGAGGGAAGCATCATAGGTTTTATTTCATTATTTCTATATTTTGCTACTAATTTATGTGGAAATTCAGTTATATCAATCACTATGAATGCAGAGTAATCATTTCCCACTCCACGAGCAACATCAACAGTAATAATATAGTCATGTTCTTCTTTACATTCTTCATATAAGTCTAACCCAGCATTATGAATTTTTGGGTTATCATATACCATACTTCTAAGTTTGCTTGGAGAGATTAATGTATCTACTGAACCCAAAAATTCACATTCAAATTCAACTTTAAATTGTTGTTCAGAAGTGTTGGCAATAGTTTGCTTTTTCCATTCATCATCTCTTCCTGGAACTTCTGACCAATGAACATCCGTGGTTACATATTCATTTTTATTTCTTTCGGCGTCGTGCCAAATTTTATAAAAATGATTCATTCCATATGGAGTAGAAACAATAATTACCTTTGTATTTTTACCAGATGAAATTGTGGGATAAACTGAACTAAAAAATTGATCGGCTATATTATTTGGTATAAATGCAAATTCATCTAAAAAGATAATATTATAAGAACCTCCTCTAACAGCTGATGCTGATGTAGAGGCAGCAATAATTTTTGATCCGTTTTCCAGTTCTAAAGATGCTTTATTCCAGGTCATTACACCATGCTGTAACCAACTTGGAAGGTTCTCATATGCCGTTTGAAGGCGGTCTAAAAGGTCTTTTGCTGTAGATGCCTTATTAGCTAATATAGCTATGTTTACATTATCGTTAAAGAGGGCATAATGAAGTAAGTATGATACTACAATGGTTGATTTTCCTGATTGTCTGGGAAGTTTACAAATATTAAATCTATTATTATGAAATTTATTAATCATAACTTCCTGGAATTTATATGGTTTAAATGGCTGTAAACCATAATCCAAAGTTACAATTTTAATATAATTTTTAGCAAAATAAATTGGATTGTTTTGGCAATTAATAAACTCTTCAATTTGTTCTTGAGTAAACGGTATTTGAGTATTTGCTTTTTTTAATAAAGGATTGCCAAGATAATGATCGGCCATAGTATAAATTTATTTTCTAAATTACCATTTAACTTTGTTTGCCCAATATGCAGCAGACATTTTTCCTTTTGAAATATTTTTTGCGTGTCTAGCTTGAAATCTTTTACGACGACTAGCATATTCTTTAGATTCACCTTCTTTTTTTGGAGAACCTTTTACTCCTCTTTGCCCAAATCTAATGATCTTTTCTTTTCCAGAATCGCAGGCTTTTACTACGTGAGATTTTCCAGTTGTTGAATCACCTACTGGATCTAATTTGGCAACATTACATTTTAAATTCTTTTTATTGACTCTTTCTTTAAAAAATTCTTCTTTTTGTAATTTTGTAAATATTTTTCCTTTACCGGATGCAGAAGGTATAAACGCACCATACGGACCGGATTCAGAATCATTTTCATCTACAAATCCATCAATATTAGTATCACTATTTTTTATTGCTTTTTTTGATTTTTTAAGTAATTCCCCCCGAGTAGAAGGGGGTGTTTCTACTTTTTTAATTCTAATATTTCAACCTCTTCACTAATAGATTTATTATTTAACAAATAATTTTTGGATTTATTATTTGAAATTTGAATTAAAGGTTCTTGACTTTGCTCATTAGATATTTTATGTTGTAAGATTACTGATCCAGGATATATTTTTTGGATTTCATATGCAACTTCTTTTCTAGTAGGAATTTTTACTTGAGGAAAAAACATTCTTATTGTATAGGTCTTTCCTCTCCAAGTTAAGAGAACTGATAAAATATTTCCAGTTTGTGCAGGCAATCTAGTTGCCTCATCAATATTTGCTTGCCGTTTTGGGGGATTTGCTTCAAGATATGAATTGTCTGCTGCCTCACCAACTACTGTTGTTGATTCTTGAGTGTATCCTTTTGCCTTTTTAACTCCCTTTTTAACAGGAACACAATTTGGAACTTTCTTTCCATTTTTATTTTTCATTCCAACTTGAGTATAACCACTCCAACATGGATCTTGTTTCTTAATTTCTGATATAATTTTATCCACCAATTTAGGTTCTTTTGATTCAGAAAATTTATGCTCCCCACTTTCCAAATAATCAGCAGCACTATCGATGTAGTCGGATGCTTTTGTTATTTTAGATTGAACCCATGCCTCAAGATTTCCTTCTCCTTTACCAACAATATTTTTTAATTTATTTGCAGATTTTACAATATTTTCCAATTCAGATCTAGCCATTGAATATTCTTCATCTTTAATTGAAACCTTATCCCAAGCTTTTTCGCCATATGAACATTCTGATCTAGTTTCTTTTTTATCACATAATGGACAAAATCTTTTTTCTTCTATCGATTCTTTTACATCCTTAAATTTTTTATGTTCTTTTTTTGCAGATGCTTCCATTTTTTTAAGTCTCGTGTAGTAATCTGGAAATTCATCAAGATGCTGAAGAGCAATATCTTTTGCTAATTCTTGATTTTTAGTATGTTCATTTTCGATAGGTTGTCCTACTTCAAGTTGCTTCTGTATATCAGAAACATTCACTCGATGCTTTTTGGCAATTTGATCTACTGTTTTGTGGGACTTTAAATTATTCATTAACTAAATTAATCCTTTATATATTTATTACTTTTCAGTGACTTAACTTCATTTCTCAATTCATTAATTTGATTTTGCTGCTCCTTAATTGCTTCAACTAAAAGTGCTACAAAATTCTGATATGCTATAGACATTAACTCATTTTCATTATCTCCACCAAAAACCAATTGTGGAACAATTTTTTGCACTTCTTGAGCAATAAATCCGATAGAACTTTCATTTCTATTAACAAAATCAAATTCTACGCCATTTAATAATAAAGTCTTTTCTAAAGCATTTTCAATTGGTTTTATATTCTTTTTAAGTTTTTTATCTGAATTTGCTGTTACTGTGCCACCACAAACTAAATTAGTTCCATTAAAAGTTAAATTTGCAGATCCTGCTGCTAAATTAAATGCGTTTTTATATAAAACTTGATTAGCACTACCAACCTCATCAATATCTTTACCACCTTCTATATTAATGATTACGGTATTGGAATCTATTGGATCTGGACTAATTGCGCCAATCCCAGCACCTCTAAAGTCTAAAGTTGTAAATGCTATTCCTACCAATCCTCCCTCAGTTTTGATGCCTACCCCAGCATTAATTCCAGTTAAATTTGAACCGTCTCCATTAAATGTTTGTGCAGTTACTGATCCATCTACACTTATGTTAGTTGCAAGTCCAACATACGTTAATCCTGCGTTTCTTCCTACAGAAATTTGGTTTACAGTTCCAAAAACATCCAATACTGCACCAGTTGTTGTAGATGCTAAAGATACTGCTCCAGAAGAAACACTAAATTGAGTTCCTGCAAATGATGCCGAACCTCTCAAAGTAGTTGTAGCTGCCGATACTGTATTACTAGTAATAACTCCAGTTATCCTTCCATAACCATCTACATTTATTCCTGATATAAAAGTACTAAATCCAGTAGTTAAATTACTCCTAGATGTTATTACTGGAGATAAATCAATAGTATCCGCATTAACTACAATTCTATCAGTATTTTCAGTTCTAACATCTAGTATATTTCCAGTTTTCACTAATCCTTGTCCAGCAATAATTTCTCCAGGAGAACTAAATTGCGTAAATTCAATTGCTGATGTGCCAATAGCAACTTGCCCTTTTGTAATTAAAACAAACCCTCCACCACTATTTCTTTCTCCTTCAAGGACAAATGAAAACGCTCCAGGAACAATTTCACTTGGTTCGTCAAAGTCCGGAGCTCTCACTATTTCAAAAGATGTTGATCCAGAACCGCTTCTAGTAACTATATAATAACCATTTTCAAAACTGTTTCCTGGACCAAAAACTCCCTGATCTTTTATTAAAACTCGCTCTTCTTGTATTGGTTGATACCCATCAATAATAAATGCCCCTACGTTAATTCCCCACAACTTGGCACCAACACCAGAAGATCCATTATCATAATAAGCATTTATATCCACAGTTGAAGCCGCAGAGACTGCCTTTTGAACTGTTAGTCCCGCAGTTGCAAAATTATCTACATAAGATTTTGATGCCAGTTCTTCCGGAGATATAGGAATAATACTATTTACTGAGACATATGCCCTATCTGAATATAAAGAAGATCTGATACCAACATTACCATATACATCAAGAGTTTTAGTAACTCCAAGAACGCTAGTAGTTCCTAATCCAACTCTTTCTGTAAACTTAT